TGCTGCCGCCAGGGACGCGATGGATGACGGTTGGGACGAGGGCTGGAACGCATAAAGCCTTCTTCTGACCGGGCATGAAAGCTGCTGGCCGGCTCCCGTATAAACGGAGTGAAATACAATGCCAGCTTACAATTTTGCAACCAAAGCCTCTCCGAAAGTAGCAGAGGCGTTTTACAAAGCTTCCCTCACTGAGGGCATTTTCTCCCAGGACTACGAATGGACCGGCGTTGCCACCGTGCGGATCTACTCCGTCGATGACCTGCCGCTGCAGGACTACGACTGGGATAAGACCGACGGAAGCCGCTTCGGTAATCTGACTGAACTGGGCGACACCATCCAGGAGCTGACCGTCAATGACGACAAGTCCTTTAACGGCGCGATCGACAAGCGGAACAACACTTCCACTCTGATGATCAAGGCCGCGAACAAGGTCCTTGCCCGCCAGACCAGGAACGTCATCATTCCTTATGTTGACAAGTACCGCCTGAACGCGATTGCGACCGGCCACGGCGTGACAGGCTTCGGCACCACCGGCGGCGGTTTGGTCAAGACCGGCGTTACCCTCAGCAAGACCAACGCCCTGGAGACCATCTTCGGCCACAACTCCGAGCTGAACAACCTGCTGGCTCCGGAGAACCGCGTTCTGTTCATCAAGGAATCCGAAGTCATCAAGGTCAAGCTGGCCGACCAGATCCTCGGCGCAGGGGCGACGGTCCAGAACGTGGCAGACCGGATCATCAAGAAGGGCGAACTCGGCACCCTCGACGGCATGCACATCGTGAAGGTTCCCGACAGCTACATGCCGACAGGCGTTCTGTACATGATCGTCACGAAGAACTGCTGTGTGGCCCCGAAGAAGATCGAGACCATGCGCATCATCCAGGATCACCCGGACATCGACGGCCACGTCGTTCAGGGCCGGTTCCTGCATGACTGCTTCGTCCTTGCCAAGAAGGCCAACGGCATCCTCGTCGCGAAGAGCACGACCTGATCCCACCATATTGACACAGAATAAAGCCCTCGGGAGACCGGGGGCTTTTCCCCTATAAGGAGGAAAGACAAAGACAATGATTCAGATAACAGCCGATACGCGAAGAGCGGTCGTTACAAATAAAGAACTTCTCACCACAGGTTCTGCCGGTATTCAGGTAGAGTTCACGCTGTCCGAGGATTGGGCAGGCCTCGCCAAGGTAGCGGTATTTCGGCAGGGAGACGAGGGGCAGAAAGTTGATGTTGTGCTGGATTCCAGCTTGACTTGCGTTGTGCCGCCGGAAGTCCTTACCCTTGACGGCGAAGTGGTGTTTATCGGCGTATATGGGCACAATGGGCAGGGAACCGTCATCATCCCGACAATCTGGGCATCTGCCGGTGTTGTGAAGCCTGGCACTGAACCTGCGACGCCTGCATCTGCCGAACCGACTCCTGCGATCTGGGCTCAGATTCTCGACGTCGCACAGGACGCAGAAGAGACCGCAACCGAGGCAATGAGCCTTGTCGAGTCTGGCTTGCAGGATTTGACAGAACTGGAAGCATCCGTTGAGGCTGCTGAGTCGAGCAGGGTGAATGCAGAGCAGAGCAGAGTCATCGAAGAGAACCAGAGAGTCGATGCAGAGAACAGCCGAGTTGTGGCTGAAAACACCAGAATCGCCAATGAAAACGCAAGAGATGATGCCGAAACCGCGAGAGCGGCTGCTGAGGGAAGCAGAGTTGCCGCTGAGAATGCCAGGGACAGTGCGGAAACAGCCCGCGTTTCTGCCGAGCAGGAGAGAGTTGCCGCCGAACAGTACCGCGAAGAGAAGTATGCCGAGTATGTTGAAACGGTAAGCGGATACGCTGACGATGCGAGTGCATCTGCGACTGCGGCTGCCGGTTCAGCTTCGAATGCCGCGACCTCTGCCAGTGAAGCAGCTACTTCGGCGAATCAGGCGGCTTCATCTGCCAGGGCTGCGGCAACAAGCGCGTCTCAGGCGTCAAGCAGCGCATCATCTGCCAACGCCTCCGCTTCGGCAGCAAGGAACAGCAAGTCGAGCGCAGAGAGCGCAGCAACAGCAGCGGCAAATAGTGCGAGGAACGCAGCGAACTCGGCGCTGAGCGCCCACAACTCCGTCACAGCGGCAGCGGAGAGCGCAACAGCGGCGCAGACCGCCCAGAGCGCGGCCGAAGATGCTCAAGATGCAGCGGAAACGGCAGCGGCAAGTGTGTCTGCAAGTGCCGCCCAGATCGCCCAGAACACGAGTGACATTAGTGACTTAAATCGCCAATTAAGTGATTTAGGGCTGTCTGTCGTGGACGGCAAATTGAACATTACATATACGGAGGAGTGAGAACATGAGCACAATTACAAAACCTATTCTTACGGATGAAACGGGCCTGCGGATTGCAACGGCAGTGGAAAGAATTGCAGTTGCCCAGGCTCCGATTGACATCACCGACTTTGAGCAGATTCGGCAGATTGTCCAGCTTGGCCTTGCCCAGCAGTATTTCAAGATCGGTGATCAGATCATCGTGCCGTGGTCTGACGGCTCCCATACCTATGACATGCCGTTCGATGTGGTTGACTTCGGGCCGTGTGTGGATGAAGACGGTGTAACCCATAACAACGCCATGTGGCTTCAGAGCCATTATGCGCTGCCGGGTGTTCAGTTCAGCGGGAACAACGCCTTCTATGTTCCGACTGCTGAAATGGCAATCGGAACTTATGGATTTACCATCGGCAATAACTGGGGAAGCAACTGCGTGGCTGGAAAGAAATACGAGTTCACCACCACGAAGAAGATTCCCGCAAATGGTCAGCTTGTGCTTGGAACTGCAACCAGCAATACGTCTGGGTTGCCTGACACGAATCCGGCGAACTGGCGCGTTAGAACCTTTGCCAACGGTGCGCAGGCTACGCCGGACGAAATCCTTGAGCTGACGGAAGTGGAAAGCTTCAGCGGGACTGATCTTGGAACGCTGTCCAGCTCCACGAAATTTGCCACCAGCGGCATCAACAACATGCAGAGAGCAGCCTATGGCTATAACCGTTGGAGTGTCAGCGCAATGCGCCAGTGGCTTAATTCGTCTGCCGGTGCCGGTGAGTGGTGGACGCAGAAATATGCGCATGATCACAGACCGGATCAGCTTGCCTCCATGCAGGGCTTTGAGGCTGGGCTTCCTGCCGGTTTCCTGTCGATTGTTCAGCCGGTCAAAATGACCACAGCTCTGAATACCGTATCCGATCCTGACATCGGCGCGAGTGAAGACACGGTTGATCGGTTCTTCCTTGCATCGCTTCAGCAGGAATCCTGTGCGCCTCAGGTCGCGGACATCGAAGGAACCGCGTGGCAGTATTGGATTGACAGGCTCGGCAAGACTCAGGCTCAGTACGAGACGCTGCCTGCTCATATTCGCTATCTGATCAGCAATCACGCAGCGGCGCAGTACGTTCGGTTGCGCTCGGCTCGTCGTGGCCATGCGAGTTATACGTGGCTTGTCTACTCTGCTGGCACCGTGAACAACTACGGCGCGACGGACGCGTTTTGTCCGGCTCCGGCTTGTGTTATTTGGTAATCCAAGCATCCCATAATCCCCGCCTCAATGGCGGGGTAGAAAGGGAAAGAGATGTCAGTACCAAAAGACAAGCGAACAGAAGGCGAATTGGCGATCAACAGCGAGGCCAGAGGGCTTTGCAAACATCTCCTGCAAATCCTTGGGAATGAGAAGAATTTCCCAAAGGAACAGGAATGGTTTACGAACAGGCTGCGGGAGACAGCGCTGGACATCGACCTGAAATGCTGGAAGGCGAACAATATCCGCGTGGACAAATCAGAAGAACTGTATACCAAGCGGCTCGGTCTTGAGGCAGAAGCGGGTGACGAATGTACCGAAATGCTGGAACTGCTCAACATAGCAAAGGGTCTGTATCATATGCCAAGCAAACGATACTACGGCCTCACGGATCAATATGTCGGATTAAGAAAGCATATCCGAAACTGGTATAAATCAGATCGAGAACGGTTAAAACCGTAATTGATAGGGATGTAGGTTAATGGCGCAGAACGTTCGGTTGCGCTCGGCTAATCGTGGCAATGCGAATAATACGTGGAATGTCAACTCTTCTGGCAACGTGAACAACAACAACGCGACGAACGCGAATTGTCCGGCTCCGGATTGTGTTTGCCTGACAGCGTGATGAATTGGCTTATTCATAGAATGAGCAGCTGACAACAGCCAATCACAAGGAACCGAATTCCCTGCCCGAGAGGGCAAAACAATACCGATATGGCCTCCGCGACTCCTATGGGAGCCGGTCGGAGAACCAGCCTGTCGGACAAAATAGGAAGGTCAGTATGGACGAATTAGAACTGATAGAATCCGTAATCGGTTTGGATGCCCTGTATGATTCCATGCTGAAATGCATCAAGGGTGTGCTTTGGAAAGACAGTGTGGCCAGCTTCTTCCTGAGAGCTGGCGAGAACATTTCAAAGCTTCACAGAGAATTACAGGATGGAACATACAAGGCCAAACCACCTAAACACTTTAAGATCACATCACCGAAACCAAGAGAGATTGCGTCAGTGGCATTTCGAGACAGAGTATTTCAGCGGAGTCTGAATGACAATGTGGTTTATCCCACAATGACAAGGAGCTTTATCCATGATAATTTCGCCTGCCAAAAGGGCAAAGGAACCGATGCTGCACGGGAACGTCTGAAGGAGTTTTTGCGGAAATACTTCAGACTTCACGGCAAAGACGGTTATGTATGCCAGTTTGATGTTAAGGGCTATTATCCCAACATGGATCATGAAGTTGCCGAGGCTATGTTTCGGAAGAAGCTGGACGCATGGAGCTACAGCCAGGTTGAAAGAATCCTACGGGAGCAGTACGAAGGTGACAAGGGATACAATCCTGGCAGTCAGCTTGTACAGATCGCAGGTGTTTCAATGCTGGACGGTATGGATCATTACATTAAGGAACAGCTACACGCAAAGTATTATCTGCGGTACATGGATTATTTCCTCATTATCCACCATGACCGCGAGTTTCTGGAAGACTGCAAGAGCCAGATCGAAAGCTACCTGAAAGAGCTGAAATTTGAGATCAACCAGAAGAAAACGAAAATCTATCCTCTGAGCAAAGGGATTGAGTTTCTTGGCTTCCGGTTCTCCCTGACGGACACGGGGAAGGTTCTGATGCAGATCAGGCCAGACAATGTAAAGCGGGAACGCAAGAAATTGTACAGGCTGGTGAAGAGAAGTCTTCGGGGCGAACTGCCACGATCCTCTGTTGATAACTCCTATCAAGCTTGGCGTACCCATGCGAGCAAAGGAAACAACTTCCATTTGATTCAGCGCATGGATGAATACTACAAGGCCCTTTGGGCAGAAGGAGAAAACAATGGGAATGATTCGCAGAACGGGTATTCCTCCGAGAGAGATGTCTGACCTTGAAAATGCTCAGGCGGCGGCTCAGAAGAACGCAGACCTCATCGAGTATCTGGCAATGATGACAGATGTTGAGATTCCGACAGAAGAGGAGGCAACCGGCAATGAGTAAGAAATTCAAGACGGTGAAAGCGGCCTATGACCGTGGGAGCTGGAACAATGAGATGGTAGCCAATGCTGTGGTCAAGGGATGGATCACTGCCGAGGAGTATCAGATCATCACTGGGGAGGCTTATCTCGGATGAGAAAAGGCATCGTGATTGACGCAGAAGACATCAAGAAGATGCTGGCTGAAAAGTTCGGCGTGACACCGGACAAGGTGATCAAGAGTCAGTACACCTATACGGTTATCACTGACGATGAGCCTGAAAAACCGGAAGAGTGATTGTCACTTAAGGGCCTATTTAAGTGAAAAACCACGGTGACGGAATAGGTCATTGTAATAGGGACCAATTATCCTTGTACTGTTCAAAATCAATCATATTCTCATAACGAGGGTTTCCAACAGATGTTTCTGGAACTCCGTTAGGATACAATGTGATAGAACGTCTTTCTGCAATCACATCTACGGGAATAATATAAAAACAAGTTGGGTTGTGACAAACTGCTATTAAATAATCAAAACTATCTTTGGTATATTTTTTGTTTTTAATCGTTTCACCTCCTCGCCGGTGAGAAGTACACAAACTTACGCAGAAACGATTTTTGCTATTGTCATAATAACATGTTTTAACCTGTATTGATTTGAAGCCGTGACCGGTTTGCACGACAAAATCATATTCATCGAAGCTTCCAAAAGGTATTGCAAAAGGAAGATCGTTTTCCAGTAGTTTGCACTGGACAAGCGACTCAGATAAAAGCCCGTTCTTCTGTTTTGAATTGTACATTCTATAATCACCTCTTGCGTATATTATATACGCTACGAGCGAGCAAATCAACTGCCATGCAAGGTGCAAATCCTTGCCCGTGGTTTTCTATCTCGTGAAAATCTTGTAATTTCGCAAGATAGTCAAAAGATAACAGGAGGGATGCCGTATGCTTTTGATCAAGATTATGATTTATATCGCCGTGGTATCGGCAGTCATCATTTTCTTCATGGGAGCAAGTGGAGGAGACGAGCCATGATCACACGTGAAGAATTGGAAGAATTCATAGAGGATATGATATG